TGTATGGATGGGGCGACACAGGCCGCACATTTGAAAAGTATTTGGAAGAATACGGACTACTTAAAGAGGAATCTTTGTGAAATCGTGGAAGCTGCAAATCGTTGAGCGGTTAAACGCTGAGGCGATGGAAAGTCGGGAGATAGAATTCGATGCCGTCGCAATGAAATGTGGCGTGAAGCGAATGAAGTATCAAGAAATAATGGAAGTGTGTAGGATGTTTAGGGAAGAAAATCCTACATATAAAATGTACCAGTTCCTTTCCGACCCCCAAAAACCGTACAATATATTCCACACGCTGGTATTGTCTGAGCTGGAATATGAAGATGACGAGTATGCCGAGGACAAGGAGGGCTAACCATGACACTGCAAGAATTAACCAACCATGAACCCGGCATCATCATCTACGGCAACACTACAGTAGGAGTATTTAACTGGATGGACTGCGACGACAACCAGCTCCCGTTCCTTTTGCGCATCGGCACCCCTGTCCGCTGGCCCGAAGCCGACGACGTTTTCGACGACGTGACCGCCAAGCACGTGGACGATATCCGCGACGAGATCCCCGGCACCATCCGGATTAAGGAGGACTATGGCGACAAAGTAGTAGCAAACACGGACTTGGATATCGTCTATGACGGTAACCAAGTCATGCCCCGCCTCTTTCTGGAGCATCTGGAGCCGTGCGACTATATGGGCACGGTCTACGCCCTCAAGGACGTTCGCAAGATCATTACGCCCGACGAATGGAACTAAAGGAGGCGATCCCATGTCATCTGCGCTTAGATATGATGATTTCAAGCGCCGCTATCTGGCGCTTCGCTTTGCGGCTTACCGCGCATCCGGCTTGCGTGATGCGGAATTCCGTTACTTAGATAAGTGTGCCTACGACATCGTGTCCGAATTAGAGCCAGACCTCGACCTTGTTTTTTTCTCCAAAGCCATGTCGCAGCCCCAACAGGAAGGTGCTTTGACCGAGGAGGAGGAATTTATGCTGGATGCCGTTGAATCCGCCCTGAATTCTGCCCGCCAAGCTCTGATCTCCGCCGGTATTCGCCCCGCTGACATCAACCGCCGCTATGACCGCTTAGCCCAAAATACCGAAACCCTGTTCCTCCTGTTGGCGCAGGAGTATTCCGCCGCCCGGCAGGAAGATCCTGATCTTTGCCTTGGTGAGGAATGGGAATATTATCTTTTGAAATTGATTGAGGAGTCCTGAGTTGTGACCGACAAAATTTTCAACCAAATTTATTCCTCCGCTCTCAGCGGCGATTGTACCGACCGTGACGCCTTTATTTCCGACTGGGCGCTCTCCACTGTCTGGGGTGACCCCGTTGATGCCGAGATTCCCGATTCCCGCCTTGACCAAATCGGCCAAATTTGGGATTCTGCGCACATCCCGCTCCCCGAACTCCGTCATCTGTTCGGCCTGACGCAGGGCGATTTTTATTCCCGTTTCGCCTTTCCGCGGCGCACGTGGCAAAACTGGGAGTCCGGTGTCACCGCCTGCCCGCCGTATATTCGCTTGCTGCTTGCTCATGCAGCTGGTCTGATCGATTTAAACCACTTGGATGGTTAGAGGCTTGAAATTAAAGAATACCCAGATCTGTTTCGGAGGAAAACGATGGCTGGGAATCTCGGTGTGCCGAGCTGATGGAATCTTTAAAAAAATAAAATCCGTTCGGCTATGTTCAAAAGAAGCCTCCATCCTATGCAATTCAGCTTCTTCGGCTGGCTGTGCAGGCCTTTCCGGATGTGCGAGACCAATGATTAAAGCAACGGAAAATGCTCCGATGAACCGAGAGATTCTGGGAGAATACTACACTAAAGAGCTTATGTTTTAATTTAACAGCTACTTGACAATACCGTAACATCCGTGCTATGATGCTCTCGTCAGGGTTAAGCCCTGCGGATCGTAATGATCCACCAGCCCTCAATTGTAGTTCCCCTTTTTCTCGTAGTGGTGACTAAGCGGAGCCTCAAAGGGCAGAAAAATCCCCCACCTTTCGGTGGGGGATTTTTTCATACCCGATTCATTTTTCTTTTTACCTTTCCAGACAAATAGCGTACTCCGCCGGTGGAATACTCCATTCTCTCTCCGCATTCCTCAATTGTGAACCCTGCGGCTCTCAGGTCGAAGAATTCCCGCTCCGAATCAGTAAAATTGCATGCCCTCCGGAAATGCTCCAGCTCCGGGGTCGTGTAGTCCTTGATCTGCATCCCCGTCACCTCCTCGGCTCATTCCCGGTTGCAGATGATGATCGTCCGCACTGCGCTCTCCGGAAGATCCAGTACCAGCTCATCGCCGCTTCCGCTCTTCCCATTCACCTTCCCTTTATCAATTAACTTGTCCATCTCCTGCCGGTAATAGGTCGGCAGCTCCTTCAGCAGGTGGTAATACCGTTCCATCGGCTGTAGCCGTCCATCCGCTCCGATTCCAACCATCATGTTTGTTACCATCGCGCCGTCTGCGCCCAGATAATAGGTGTCGTTTCTCTCCGTCTGCCATGCGTTTTCCATCATATAGCCCTCCTTGTCGAAGCTGTACCATTTCCCGTTGATCTTCGCCCAGCGATTCGCATAGAAGCTGCTCTCGCTGTCTGCGTACCACCAACCCCTGCTGTCCTGATGCCAGCCCACGGTGTAGCGCTTCACGTCCCCAGCCATGGTGGCCTTTACGTCCTTGCGGAACCCGTCCATGGTATAGCTGAGTCCCAGCCCCTTCCACAGATGTTCCGGGTCGCCGTGGTTGGATGCAACGCCACGGAGATACCCCTCATGATGGCTGATGATAACGCCATCCTTGAGCGGATTCAGGCCGTACTGCTTGCACAGCTGGGCGAACAGCTGCACCGCTGTCTGATACGTTCCATGTGCCTGCGCCCGTGCGGCCTCCAAATCCAGCACCCGGAAGGAGCTGCCGCCGGTATACTTGATCTGGCTTGGCTCCGTCATTTCAACTCCTACGTGGGTGTTGTTGGCATTTCCGGCGCAGTGCCAGCCACGGTAATTCCATGGGAGGCACTGATATACCGTGCCGTCCGCCTGCACCACAGCATGGACAGCAACCTCAATGTCGCTTCGGTTCCACTGCTTGGCGAACACTTCCGCACTTGGCTGGGCGCACCCTACGCTGTGGAGCATTAAGCCCTGCGGCCCCCGGTTCTGGAATGTCGTATACCGGCTGTCTGCTTTGCCCACATTATTCTTGTAGCACGGATTGTTCAGACTGTAATACTTAATCAGTTGCATGTTCGTCTCCCCCATCTCCGGTCTTATCCTCTCCGGTCTTGTCAATGGTTTTTAGGCTGATTTTCAGCACCTTGATCAGCCAGGACGGCACCTTCGCCCCCAGCTTTACTGCGTTTTCCAAAATGCTGCCCGCCTCTGTGATAATGTACCATGCCAGCACCAGCGGCAGGAGCCATCCGCGCCACGTGAAATCAAACGGCAGATGCTCGCTGATAACCAGAAACACTGAATCTGTGATCCCTGCTACCAGCACCACCAGAATCATCCCCGCCTTGTGCCACAGCCCCTGTCTTGCCGTTTTGCTGCTCCATTTGCTGTCTTTGCACGCTGCGAACGTTCCGCTGATATAGTCCAGCAGCATCACCGCAATCCATACCACGCCCATGATGCCCTTCCATCCCAGAATGGTTCCCATTGCCGTAAGAAACGTCGCCATTGCCGCCTTGATTTCTAACATTCTCTCGTTCATCTCGTTCTCTCCTTTACACTACGCTTGTGCTGACCTTTACCCAGTTGTGCCATGCATTCCCCGTCCCATCGTTGTAAAACATTCTCCAGTAATAATCGCCGTCGATGTATCGAACCTCCTGCACGTAGCCGCCCGGACCGTTGCTCCATGTGGAACAGTACCCGAACCCTGCCTTCGGGGCGTTCGTTGTCCCGTTTGATGTCGCAAACCAGACCACGCTGTTGTCATATAGCGTTCCCTCGGTATTGCTCACATTGTCGAGGTCCCCAAAGTAAGCGCCGCGTGAGATTGTGAGTGCCGCAATGGCCGCCGTATTCGCTGCCAACTGCTGCCCGAACTTTTTTGCGCTTTCTGCATATCCGCTTCCGCCGCCCTGCGCCATGCCGCTTGATATGCTCTGTGTCAGTGACCGCTTGCTGGTTCCCAGCGTAACGCTGTTCCCGGTCGGGTTCCATGGCTCAATGTGGAGCTTTGTGCAGAGCATTTTCGTATTCAGGCCGTGCGGTCTGGATGTCACCTGTACATGATCCCCCAGCCAAATCTCGTCAATGTCCACATCCACCAGATGGAGATCTACGGCGTTCAGCGTGATCGTTGTCGTGGTTTTGATCTGCTCCTCCAGCCATGCGTTCGCCTTGGTCAGCAGGTTCGCCGGTTCGGTCACATCGTCCCACACGTTCGTCCCCCAAATTCTGCCCCATTTTGCGACCCCTTCTGCATTTTCCACGTACATCTTTCCATTGTTTACGGACCGTACCGTAACCCGGTTCCCGTGCCATAGCGTTGTCCCGGCGGCCTCCGGCTCCTCCATGTATTTGTCGGTGCTGTTTTCGTTTGTGCCGTTCTGGTCGATCCGCGCTCCGTATGGATATAAAACCGTCACGACGTCTTCTGCCTCGATGTACTCTTCGATATCCAGCAGGTTCTCCCCGAATTTGACCGTCTGCCCGCTTTCCTCCGTCAGCTCCTTGAGATAGTCGATGTAGTAGACATCCCCGGATTTCCTTGCCATTAGATACCCGCCCAGCGCATCGATCAGCCGCCTTGAAATGATCTCCCAGCAGGAAATCGCCGAATCGCTGCTCCGTACCAGAACCCCGTTGTTGTCCGGATCTGTCACGGTCACGTTCCCCAGTTTAAATTGCTTCCAGCTTTCCACCTGAGCATTGTGGGTGTTTACGATCAGTGTCAAAAACTCCGCCACGCTCCCCTTGAAGGCGAACGGCTGGAGCATGGAATCGCAGAAGAACGCCAGCTGTCCCTCGCAGTAAACCTCCAGATTGTTGTAAAAATCCTTGCTTACCTCTGCTACACGCCCCCGAAACACCTCTTTCGTTCCGTTGTTTGCGGTAATGATTTGCCCCAGCGTGACCATTTTGTAGTCGGGATTGTTCATCGGCACCGTAAACTTCATGGATCCGTGAGCATTCAGCTCCATGTCGATCTCCACGTCCGTTACCAGCACACCTACATCGTACAGATTCGGGTTGCTGATACAGGCGGCGCCAGCGTAGATTTTCCACAGCTTCGGGTTGGATGCAATGCTCATAGCGTTCCCTCCTGATAGGAAATGGTGACATTCGGGTTCCCCGTTGTCGATCCTGTTGCGTTAAACGCAAAGGTCGCCCCTTCCTCCCGGATCACCACATCGTCATTGTGGAAATACGCCCCCGGAGTCGTGTTTGCCGGAACCGTGTACCGCTGCCCGTTTACCGTCATATAGCACGGCACGTCTGCGCTGACCGTCGGAATTGCCGGTTTTACAGATCCGGCTACCGTTACCACCGCATTTGCCGACATATGCGCTAATACCTGCACCTCTGACGTGCTCCCTTTTGCAGTTACCTTTATCAGTTGCCACTTATGCCCTTCCGCCTCTATTTCACTTTTCTTTTTTGTTATGGCGACGCCCGCGTGCCCCATTTGCACCGTCCCTGCATAGTTGTACCCCGCAAATTCCATACTCCATGACGCTCGACCGGTAAGCGATTTGTTGAACATAAGCGTTACAGAATCGTAGATGCTCCAATCTACCGACGGGAAGTTCTCCGTTCCGAACTGTATCGTGACCGTCCCTGCATTTTCCGTATACGTCCCCATCTGCTTGATGTCCTTCTGCTCCTCCGCCGTCAGCGCCACGGTCACCACGGTAGTCTCCCGCTTTGTTTTAAACGGTCTGACCGTGGCCTTCACCACTGGGAACGACATCTTGTCATCCGCGCCCCATTCCTCCACGGTCACCCGTCCCTCATAGTAATACTCCGGATCGTCGCTGCATACGATGGTGCATGCTCTGCCATGCACCGCCGCCAACAGCTGTTGATAGACCCCGTTCCACTTGGTGCGCTTTTCCCGGCACAGGAACGGGAACTCCAGTTCCCGATCCTGATAGGTAACCGCCCCCGTGATGCTCTCCGTTAGGTCCAGCGACCCGTTCCGTCCCGGCACCTCCACCATATAGGTGTTGGGCTTCGGCGGCGATACGATCACCGGCTCCTCCAGATACAGCCCCCAGTCCTCCAGCGAGTGGAATGATATGGTCGTTCCACCCTGTTTTCTGGTGAACTGCACGTAGTGATAGTGTTCAATTCCCACGGTTCTTTCTCCTTTCTGTCTGCCCCAGGTCGTTGTCGACGTATGGCGATATTGCCTTTGCCAGCTCCTTCATGCTGATGCTTTTCCCAGCCTTCATTGCCTTCAGCATTTCCGGCAGGTACTTCTCCAGAATGTCCCGTAGCCACGTTTCGTCTGCTTCGTCTGCGGCTCTTGCCGCCGTCCCGCTCCGCTCCCTGATTGTCGTTGGTGTATAGGCGCTTTCTTTCGCCATCGCCTGCGCCGCCTTGGTCACGGTGTCCACATTCTCCGTGATTCCCCTTGCAAACCCCTCGTCATAGTACCGTCCGATCTCCGCCATCACACGGGAAGGGGAGTGGATCCCCAGTGTCTCCTTTGCGGCGTTATATGCGCTCTGTGCGGCGTTGATTGCCGCCCGCTTAATGAGATAGCTTGCCGCCGAAACGCCTCGTGCAACGCCGGAGGAGATGTTCCAGCCAAGGTTGTACCAGCTGACGCTGTTGATTGCGCTGGACGCAGCATTTGCAACAGATCCCGCCGCCACCGAGACGCTGTTTTTGTTGGTCAACATCCCGACCTTGATCTGCGTGACCCACTTGGTTCCCGCCGTCTTAAAGTCCGGTGCTTTGTTTTCCACGCCGCTGACTGCCGCATCGGCTACCGTCTCTGCCGCATTGACCACAGTATCCGTCTGGCCTTCCATTCCCGCTGCGGCCTGTTCCATGGTCTCCGCACCTGCGCCCTCCATGTCGGTTTCGGTCAGTGCGTTCGCCGCGTCCGTTCCCACGCCCGTCATGACGTCTACTCCGGACTGCTTATTGTTCTCAATTCCGAGATAATAGGCCAGCACCGCTTCCGCACCCGCCTGATCCATCATCGGCCCAAACGTATCAAACGTCCATTGGATGTTCTGCGCCATCGACGCAACCTGATCGGCAGCTCCGATACCCATGTTCTGCATTACTTGCACGAATTTTATCGCATTCGCGTCTCCGCTTGCTACCGCCGCATCCATCAGCGTCTGTATGTTTGTATTCCAGTTTTGATATGCTGTGATGTTGGATTGCAGGTTGCTTGCCATCGTGCTTAGATTCATGTCCAGACTGGTATCCAGCTTTTCGAACCCATTCACCACGTTGTCAAATGCCGATCCTACGCCCTTGCCCCATTCATCCGCGGTGATCTCATTGTCAATGAGCCACTGGGACAGGTTCTCCAGCGGTACGCCCATGCCCTCAACGATGCTCACATAGTATCCGTAGCTGTCCGCCAGCTCTTGATTGGTCGCAAGCAGGTTGAGCTGTGCCAACTGCTGCTCCACCATCGCCACGGTTGCCTCGTCAGCCTTGTCCTTGTACTGCTCGAAGGTCTTTTTCAGGTCGTCGTACTTATCCCGGAGGTCTGTGCCGCTTTCGATTGCCGCCATGGTTTCGCCGTACAGGTCATTCATCTTCTCATTGGCTTCCGCTGTCTTCTCTGACAGTTTTGCCATATCCTCCGATGTTGCGTTCGCCTCGTCTCCCAGCCCCTCTGTCGCATCCGTAGCATCAGATGTCCCGCCGCTCAGTTCCTGTATCTCCGATGTTGTAGCATCAATTTCTTCCTGATACCCATTTACGGCTTCCGTGTCCCGTTCCACCTGGTCGTTCCAGAATTCCATATCTTCTTTCGCATCGTTGAGCGCGTCCTTGTATTCTGACACCGTGCTTGGAGATTCCCCCAGATGGTTGTTGTATTCTACCAGTGCATCGTCATAGGCCGTTTGAGCCGCAGCAGCTTCTCCCATAGAATCCGCAAGAGTATCCTGAGCGTCCGCCATTTTTTCTTGCAATTTCCCCAGCAGCTCGTAGTCTTCCTCTATTTTGTCCTGATTCGCCATGGCCTGAGCCGCTGCAAGAATCGCGTCCGTACTCAGGTTCACACTGTTGCTCAGTCCATCGTATTCTAGCGCCAAATCCGGGATTTTCCCGTTCAGCGTGCTCACGATCGCCGAGATTTCCTTCTGCTCCGCTGCGTTTGCGGAAGACTTGCTTGTTAATTCCGTAAGCCTTGCTACAAGCGCCGAAATATTGTCGCTTTCCTGCCCGATGGAATCCATAGTTGCTTGGTGCGTTGCCCTGAAATTTTCTTCTTCTCCGCCCGTTTCCATGAATGCAGATGCCGCTACGCCCAGCGCGATAGAAATTGCGCCGACTGTCAGCCCTACAGGCCCAAGCGCTGTTCCTAATGCCCCCTGCACGGCCTCAAATGCCTTTACCGCCACTGTTGCCACTGTTATCGCTGTTGTAAACGCTCCTAAAGCGGTTACTGCGCCCATTACGACGGGAGCCGCTATTTCAGTATTTTCTACAAATCCTGTTATCCCATTTAATACGCCTGTAAACCCCTCTGCCAGTTTCCCCAGCGCAGGTGTTAGTTTGTCTCCTACTGCAATTTGCAGATCCTCCATGGCGTTCTTCATGACCTTCACTTGGCCCGTGTAGGTATCTAGCTGGATATTTGACATTTCGTCTGCTGCTCCGGAACAATCTGCAATAGATTCCGTCAGCGCGTTCCAGTCTTCTTCGCTGGAGTTCACGATTGCCAGCAGCCCCTTCATGCCGCGCTGCCCGGCCAGCATATAAGCGTTGTTGACCTTTTCTTCCTCGGTCATTCCAGCAAATGCGTCCCGCAGCTCGTTCAAAAACTTCCCCAGCGGCTTTGCCTGCCCGCTGGTGTCGAACATGCTGAGGCCCAGATTTTCCATGGCCCCCGACGCTGTTTCATTTGCGCCGGACATTCTGGTCAGTGCCGTGGTCAGCGCTGTGCCTGCCGTCTCGGCCTTCAATCCGCTGTTCGCCATGATGCCCAGCGCCAGCGCCACATCGTCCACCGTGTAGCCCATTGCGCCCGCCGTGGTGGCGCACGCCTGGAAGCTGTTTCCCAGCAATGCAACCGTGGTGTTGGAGTCCGCTGCCGTTTGCGCCAGTACATCCGCAAAGTGTCCCGCCTGATCCGCGCTGTAGCCGAAGGCCGTCATGGCGTCCACCACAATGTTTGTGGTAGAGCTGAGGTCTTCGCCCGCCGATGCCGCAAGGCTCATGGTGCCCTGCATGGAGTCCAGCATCTCCGTTGTGGTCCAGCCCGCGCGGCCCATGACCTCGTAGCTCTCCGCAATGTCCTGCGCAGAGAAAATGGTGGAGCTGGCGTATTCCCGTGCCTGTCCCTCCAGTTTCCCGATTTCTTCGCTGGTTTCTCCGGTGACGGCCTGCACCGTGGCCAGCGTGTAGTGAAAGTCCGCCGAGACCTCTACGCATTCCTTGAGGATGTCCACGATCTTTTTAATGCCCCGTGCCAGCCCCACGGTCATGAGCAGGGAGGAAAGCGTCTGGAATGCGTCTCCTACCTTTCCCGCGCCTTCTCCGGCCTCGTCCAGCTTGTCTGCGGCCTCCTTGGTCTCCTTGCCGAATTTATCAATTGACGTGGCGCAGTGGTCCGTGGACTGCTTCGCCTCGTCCAGATATTTCTTTGTTTTCTGGGTCTCTACGTTTAGGTTTGCTTCCGTGGCTCTGGCGTTGTTCAGCTGGATTTGCCACCGGTTTGTTTTCTCCGTAGCACTCTGGAGCTTGCCCTCCTGAGTCGTCAGGTTTTTGTTCAGCTCCGCCTGCTTGTCATATAGCTTTCCGGTTTCCTCGGCGGTTCCGCCGGTGGATTCGTTCAGCTTCCCCATTTCGGCTTCCAGCTGTTTAATTTCCGCCTGTAGCTCATTCTGCTGCTCTGTGGTGTCTCCCTCGGTCGCTTTCAGGGCTTTCATCTCCTGATTCGCCGCATCCAGCTTGGTTTTATACTCATTCCACTGCTTCCCGCTGTTCGCCGTTGACTCGTCCAGCGTTGATATCTTGTCGTTGGCCTCCTGAAGGTCTTTTTTTGTCTGCTCAATTGTGGTTTTCCAGTTTTCCTGCGCCTGTTTACCCGCCTTTACCGCATCACTGAGGGTCTTCACCTTTTCCCTCTGCTTGTCCAGCGTCCTGGTCAGTGTTTCCATTTTGGAGGACAGCGCCGCTTCCGAGTTTGCGTTCTGCTGGAACTCTGCTGTGACCGCCGTCATTTCCGATTTCAGCACCCGCAGCTCCGAATTGATGCTGGTGATCGCCGCTTTATATTGTCTCTCGCCCTCAATGCTGACCTTGGTCGAGATGCTTCTGCCGCTTGCCATGGGCTATCCTCCTATTCCTCGTATTTGTCCGTCATTCCGTGACTGCGCTTGTAGATTTCCCAGAGATCCTGCACAAGTCCCACAGGCTGCTGTAGCGTTTCCTGCACGCTGAGGCCGCACCGGAGGCCGACTGCAATATAGCTTGCGGTCGAAAATTCGTCCTCCCCCGGTGCGGCCCCCATTTCACTCAGTTTTTTTTTAACGCAATGGTATCCACGTCGATCATCTCGTCCTCGTCCGGCTTGTAGTCCCTCCGGTTCCCGTACAGGATCGCGGCGTTGATGTTTGCCATTGCGTAGTTCAGCTCCCACGGGACGGCGGCATACGCAAAATATTTGCGGATTTCCTCCTGCTCCGGGTACCGGTCTGGCTCGTATCCGTAGGCCTTGCAGGCGGCAGCCGCCTCCCGGCCCATCAAATACAGCATGTCCGCCACCCGCTCCGGCTGGTTTGTATCAATGTCCTGGTCAGCGTCCTCCCGCTGATTCCACTCGATCATCGCCCTGCCGTTCCAGAGGATTCGGAATTTCCACCCGCCGAGTTCCACCCTCGGCATGGTCAGTACGCCGCCCATTGGTTATGCCCCCTGTCCGGCCTGCGTCTTGATCCACGTGACCGCTTCTGCTTCGGTGGCGAACTCCTGATAGCTTCTTGTCGGCCCGAAGCTCGGCTCAATTGCGTTAAATGTGACCGTGGTGGATGCAAGGTTCAGGCTGGAGCCTCCGGAGCTGGATTCCTCGTCTCCCTGCACCGCCTGCGCCTTGTAGTAGAAATAGGCCTTAAAGGTCTTGGTGTTGGTCTTGTCCGCCATGGTGCGGATGTAGCCGATGCCCACATAGGGGGCGATGTCCTCCATCTTTTCGTCTACCTGCTTTTTGCCGTCCTCGCCGGTAACCGTATGTCCATACAGCGTCCCGGCTGTTACGTCCGGCACGCCCCATCCGGTCCATTCCACGCTCCAGCCGGTTGTCATGGAGATGTTCGCCACCTGCTTATCGTCTCCGTCTGCGGTGGCGTTCGCCGTGGACGGGCTTGCCTTGATGGCGTTGGTGTCGCCGATTTCCAGCGCTGCATCATAGGTCGGCTTTGCACTGTCTGTTTCCGCTTTCAGCGGAAAGATCATCATATCTCTTACGCCTACACCAAATTTGTTGGTTGCCATAAAATCAGTCCTTTCATTCGTCGTTGTTTAAAATGTCTCGCATTCTCTGCATCACGGCTTCCTCAGCCTTGCTGACCGCCGTCTCGTTAAACGGTCTTGCAGGCTGCCCCCGCTTGCCGTATTCGTTGATGAATGCCACCTCTGCATTGCGGTTTCCCTTGCGGTTCCTGCCGTTGTAGGTGACATAGCAGGCCCATCCGTCTGCGTTTCGCTTTGCGGCCTTTACGGTCAGGCTTTTCAGCGTATCGCCGGTTCTCCATATCCCCATTGACCTTCCTGTGTTTCCGGTGTAGTCCTTCAGGAGCTTTGCCCCGGCCTCCACTGCCGCCTTGATCTGGTCCTCCGATGCGTTCAACGCCAGCTCCGCAATGTCTCTCGACCCGCTGGCGAATATGATCTTAGCCACCGGCACCGCCGCCCAGAAACTGTACCCGCCATATGTACCGCCATTCGTTCCGATCTTCGTCGTAGGTCTGCGCCTCAAAGGTATACAGCACCTCAAGCGCCTGAAATGCCTGTTCGATCAGCCCCGGATTGACGTCATACTCGTCCACGGTGTAGTAGTCGATCTGGCAGGATGCAATGCTGCACACCGGTGCATCATCCCCAAACGCTTGTGATTTCGGTAGCTCTTGCCAGCACACAATAGGGCATTCGTCCTCTGGTGCCGCCATTACGTGGTATACGGGGATCTCCAGTTTCCCGCAGAGGCCGTCTTTAAACTCCTGCGTTGTCATTGCCCCACCTCCGTCTGGTACCGGGTCTTGCTGATTTCCAGCGTTACATCCATGCTCTCCGGCACCGTCAGCGTATTTCTGACGGTTTTCTGCACCTTATACTGCCGGTCATCTCCGCTCAGCGTTACCACGTCCCCGGATGGCTGAATGCCCTCCACCCGCGGGATGCGGATCACCTTGGAAATTTTGCTGTCCGCCTGCATGGCAGCATAATACCGGACGTCGCCCACCTTTTTCTCCGTGAACGGCACCTGCAAAAACTGCGTTGCCGCATATTTCGGCAGGTTTCCGTTCCCGGCGTCGTTTTTTGTCCGGTAAAATGTCGCCAGTCCATCCGTAAAGGTCTGCGGATTTAGCGGAGTCTCAATTTTGCGCATTTCCCTCCGGCTCCTCTCCGTTGACCCCGTACAGGTTTCTCAGCCGTAGGAGATCCCGCTGGTAGTTCACCTCGAACATTTCTGTAGCGTCCGCTCTCACATACCGGAGATAATCAAAGAGCAACCCCTGCGGCGTTCCCGGATTCTCAAAGTCCAGCGTTTTACCTGCGTAGTCATTCAGCAGCACCTTCCCGCGCTCCAGACCGCCCTCCAGCTTGCGCCGGAGGGTCTTGTCTTGCCACGTAATCTGGAGATAGTCCAGTGCGTCATCAATCAGTGCCATGTCTGGTCATCCTTACTTTCCGGTTGGCGTTGTTGCAGTGCTCTCCTGAACGATCTTGTATGCAAGCGCAGTCAGGCCGGAGATGTCCAGCACCTCGAAGCTGGTGTTGTCCTTTGGTCTTCCGTTGCCCAGCAGCCGAATCTTGTAAACCCGGTTGTCCTCAAGGAACTGCACGGAGTCGTCGTAGGTCACGATGCCCTTTTTGCTGCCAGCGCCCAGCAGGCCGATGTACTGCTTGCCCAGACCGACTACGGCCTTGTTCTTGGGGCACCCCTCGCTCTGAATGATCTTGGTAGGGAAGGGGAGTACGTTGGATACGTAGCCGCCCGAGGGTGTCATGTAGGTGGTTGCAGGCATGATCTTGGTGAAATAGTCCTCCGGGTTGCACACCAGAATCACGTCCGTTACCCTCCGGTTTCTGCCTGTGGGCGTTTTGGCCAGCTTGGCAAGGATCGCTCCATAGGTGGACGGATCCAGTGAGGTTACCTTGGTTGCGGTCTTCTGGGGGTATGTGGTCAGGCCGCTCGAACCGTCCGTGTTGCCCTTGTCCAGATCTCTGGTCATTCCCACGGGGCAGTTTGCGCTGTCTGCGTTGCCCGCTCCGTCTACAATCGCAGTTTCCATTGCCATACCGGCCGCCTCCGTCAGGATTGCCCGAATGTACCGATCCAGCCATGCTGCGCCCAGATCAAGGTAGTCCTGAGAGATCGCCATATAGGCCGACAGCTTACAGGTGGTCACGCTGATCTTCCCAAAGGCGCCGTTCAGCGCCTTGGTGATCTCACTGCCGATCGCGCCCCAGCTGGCAGTCTGGGTGCCCTGCTTGTTGTAGATCCAGCTGGTCATATAGCTGGAATTCACAAAATCAATGGCATCCAGCAACTCAAAGCTGGACTTGATGTCCTGCATCACCTGATCGATAACGGTTTCCGGCATGGTCACCTTGATATCCGTCAGGGCGTTCTTGACCCCGGAGCCGCTGGTGCGCATCGCCGCCGCAAGGGCGTTGTAATAGGTGGTTTCCTCGCTGGTCAGCTGCCGGACGCCCCGTGCCGCCAGAACCTCGGTGTTGCTCCGCTGCTCCTCGGTCAGGCTTCTGGCCTCCTGAAGCATGGTTGCGCACACGTCCTCGCTGTAGCTCTCCAGACACGCAACCATTTTCTCCTCATTCCCGTCCCGCATGGCCTCGGAAAAGGCGCTGCGGAACTCCTGCTTGCTCTCTTCAAGCGTTTTCGTCTTCTTGATGCTCATAGTTGGTTTTCTCCTTTACTGAAAATTCTTGAAAAATTTCTGAAACGCCGTCTTCGGCGGTTCTGGCTTCTTGGTCAGCGCATCCCGGATGCACCGGAATGCGGAAGAATAGGCGGTGTCCTCCTGCTTTTTCTCCTGCTCTATGCCGGTGGCAAAGCCCCAGCTGACGGCCTCCTCCGGATCGATCCAGCTTTCCGCCGCCAGAAGTTCTTCCAGCTTCCCGTCCTCCAGACTGACATACTCCCGGTAGATGTTCGCCGCAGTTTTGCTGATTTTGTCCAGGTCCTCCGCCGTTTTCCGCAGATCGTCTGCGTTCCCTGCGGCAGCTGTCCATGCATTGTGGATCATCAGGAGACTTGCGCCCCGCATGATCCGCTTTTCTCCCGCCATGAACACCAGACTTGCCGCCGAGCAGCAGAACCCCTCCGCAATGGTGGTGACCTTCACGCCGCAATTTTTGAGCATGTTGTACATGGCAATTCCCGCCGATATGCTCCCGCCGTAAGAATCGATGTGGCAGATCAGCTCCCTTGCGCCGCTTTCGCCCAGCTTGCCCAGCAGGGTGACCGGGCTTTCTTCACCGGGCCGTGTCCACGCGCCCTCCACAATGTCCCCAAGGATATACAGGTGCGCCGGTTCGTTTTCTCCCGCCGGTGCCGCGAACTGATATGGTACGATCATGTTGTTTCACCTCCCTCCGGCTCTTCGGTGGCCTTATCCCCCTGCGTTTCTTCTGCGGGCTGTCCTGCCGTCTCCTCCGGATTCTCCAACAGCCCGTAGTTTTTGGTGATATAGTGCTTCTGCGCCTCCGGCGTCCCCAGCAGAGGCTCACCACGCAGGTCTCTAAGCTCGTCCACGCTGTACTGCCCGCAGCTGGTCATCCGCTCGCAGAACTGCGGCAGACTGCTGGTGTCTCCCAACTGGATAGGCAGCGGGTCAATAAACAGCCTTGACCCTCTTGTAAACTCCTGTTCGCCCAGCCGTTTTGCGTTGTACTCCTGTTCAAACGCCTGGGCGATGGGCTTCACCCCAAACATGACCAGATCCGTCCTTGCGTGCTGCGTGTTCTCCACACTGCCCTTCATCAGAGCCACCGGCACCCGCAGTGCCAGCCCCAGCCGTTCGGCAAACTCGTCCGTCATGTTGGCAATATCGTTCATTTCGCTGGTATTTCGCGCCGAAGTGGATACCGGCGTGTAGGTATATCCGGAATTCAGGGTGATTACCCCGTTCGGACTGTTAAAAAACGTCTTGAACTGCTTCTGAATGCGCTCCATCAACGCTTTCCGCTGGGCTTCCGTGCCGGATGGTGCCGCCCCAATGGTCAGAACGCCCTTTGCGCCGCTCTGCCGCCGGTATCCGCCGTATGCCGTCCCTATCATGGCCTCGTACTCGTCCCCAACTGCCGACAGCAGTGGCCACAGGCCTGTCCAGTCCATCTTGATATGCATGACTTCCCGCGCCGGGTAAGCAAACGTCCGGTTTCCTCCCTCCACGGAGATCTCCTGGTACATGTCTTCCTTCGTCCCGCGTTTTTCTACGTTCCAGCTGTCCGCGACATACATCTCTCTCCCGTTTGGCGAGAACACTACGGCTTCATTCTGAATCGCCAGATAGTACACCAGCTTCCCGCAGAACTCCGCCTTGCTCTGGTTCCGGTTTGGGCAGTTGTTCAGCCGGAAATATTCCTCTCCGTTTTCCTCCTTGCCCTTCGTTATGGTGCGCCACCGGCACATGCTCAGGCATGACGCCAGATATCCGGCCGCGCTCGCCATCATCAGGAGCTTGATATTCAGTATTTTTTCTGCGTCCTGACTTGTATTTTCTGAAGCGCTTTCGATTTTGTAGGTTTCGTCTGTGCTTCCGTTCAGCCAGTCCAGAAAATTCCGGAATGCTCCCATTCCATCACCCCTCAAAATGTGAATATTCCAAAATTCAGGCCGTCGTTTGCTGTTTCCTGCTCCAGCTTGTCCAGCTGGGTCACCGCCGCCACCGCTGCCATGAATCCGTCTGTCTTTCGTGTCTTTGGCTCGATTTTTCCGAATGTAATGTTGCCTCTGGTATCAAGCAGCTGTTTGGTGTTGTTGATGTACCACCGCATCAGCGGGTCATTGCCGAACGCCACCTGCTGCCGGTTCAGTTTTGCAATCAATGCCGGCGCAATTTGCATGATGTTCCGCCCCTTGACCTGCATGATGTTTCCATCCTTTCCGGCGGTGAAACCCACGCCCTCCAGTGCCTTTTTCATGATGGAAAAGCGGTAATCGTCGATTGCGACGCCGATTACCCGTTTCTCCGCCATTTGTTCGCCCAGCCATGCGGCTGGCAGCTCCGGAGGGATTTCCACATCCTCCACCCATGTAATCAGCCCCCGCTCCACAGCATCCTGAACCGGGAATTTGATTCGGCTGAGGTCCTTACACTGACTGCACACCCATGTATGCTGCCGCCACACCCATTCCTCGCCGTTCAGCCCAAACAGGATTGCCGCCACAAAGTCGGTGGTTCTCGCAAAGTCGATTCCCGCCGCCCATACCGTCGGCTCCTTTGTCGGCTCCCGGCTGCATGCCATGATGTTCTCCCATGCCGTGACCTCGGTTTCCATGCTTCCCTGTGGAATGTTCATGCGCTTGGTCATAAAGGCCGCGTTGCCGATGTTGTCCAGCTTGTAGTCGGCGTACTCCCGGCGCATTTCGTCCAGCATATTGGGGAAATATCTCAGGCTTGGATTTGCCTTGTACCAGTTCTTTTCCTTGTGTACTTCCTCTTTTTTGTCCAGCTTGCAGATAAACGGCAACAGGCCGTTATCCGGTATCGCGCCCTCAAGAATCTGCTTGCACCGGGCAAGCGTGTGATCCAGCGGACCATCCCGCACATCGCCGTCCGTGGTGATGATGGTACTCCGCGGCATCTCCTTCTTTCCCAGACCGGTTTTTGCGACGCGGATCACGTCATAGCTCTCGTATGCGTGGTATTCGTCAAAATCCACCTTGCCGGGTCGCCCGCCGTCCTTGGTCTTGGCATTGGACGTCCGGAATCGGAGCTGTGACCCGGTCTGCTTTGATGTGATGACCTCCAAATTCCACTTGAAAAACTTCTGTAGCTTCCGTTCGTTCCGCTCCATCACGTTGTAAACATCCGCGAACGACGTTTTTGCCTGATCCTCGGAATTTGCAAATATATCAATGTGGTAATCCCGCACGCCGTTTACCGGCGTCAGTAGGCAAAAATCCTCGAATGACAGGTATCCGTTTTTGCCGCCGCCGCGCCCCATGTACAGGAATGCTTCTGGAAATCTCAGCAGCCCATCCGCCCGGTAAACGCAGTTGTGCATGGCAAAAATGCATACCTCCCATGGGAACAACTGGTACGGGAAATATTTTTGCAAGGCTAAATATTTCTCCAGCTGTGCCCGGTTTATGGTTAAATTTTCTGTTTCAAAAATCTTTTTGATAAATTTTGAGAACATTTTTTGTTCCCGGCACACGGGGTACTCCTTGTCGTTTTCGATCATGTCGAGATAGTTTGTGATCTCAGGGCAATCAATGCTCACAGCTCATCATCGTCCGGATTGGTGTACCCCTTTACGGTAATTTCCATGTTGTCTAGGAGGTCCTGCATGGCCTTTGCCAGTGTCACAATATCTCGACTCGCCGTGTTGTCTTTTTCATAAACTTTGCCGGAGCTTGATGTTGTGAAATAGCTCCGCCCCCGCTCCTTCAGGTTTTTATTTGCATCCTGAAACGCATCCCACAGCGCCATAAACTGCGCCACCCGATCATCAAACACCGGCCCCTTCAAACCCTTGGCCTTCAACTGATCCCGGATTTCCTGTTCTATCTCTTTCCGGCGCTTTGATTCCGGTGTCAGTCCCATGACATCCAGCAGCCGCACCATGGTTGCCGTCTCTTTGGCGATGGCATCGGTGCCCTGACTGATTGCTTCATCCTCCGCATCCTCAAACGTTTCATTCAGCTTTCCCAGCCGGTCCCGCGCCTGCAAATACTGCTCCACCAGATCCAGGTTTTCTGCATCCAGCAGCCCGTTTCTCTCCAGCCTGAGCAGCAGCGCCTTTTTTACCGCCGCCCTGGTTATCTTTTTTGCCGCCATGCCGCCTGACACCTCCTTTTCCCAGTTTTTTCCTCTAGTGCGGCCATTTTTTCGTCACGCGCGCGCGATGTTTTTTCTTTTGTCGAGAGGGGGCACGGTCGATAGGGGGCGGAGAATTTCCTGTTTCCGGAAACGGGGGTGCCGTTTTGGAAATCCCTCCCAGCTCCGCAACCCGCCCCGGCCCCCTGGCCGGTTCCCTCTGCGCCCCGCCCCCATCCGAAAATGTTTTTGACCCGCAGCCCCTCGCGCCCAGCGCCGCCCGAAGTGCTCGCCCCTGCCGCTCTGCTCCTGCTTTGGCAGCTCCTCGCCGCCGCGCGCTCCTTCCGTGTCTCATTCTGGATCACCGGCGGGGAATGGCGGGGGCCTGAGCTGGGGGCGCTCTACCACCGTTCCGGCGGCAGCCCATCGCCGTTAGCTCCTCGCCCGTGCCACCGCTCGTGGCACTCCTCGCAGAGGCACACGAGATTAGATTGATCTACTGCCAATATGGGAGACCTGAGCAGGGGGCGCACGTGGTGGACCTGCTCCGCCGGAGCGTATAGCCCATGCGCTCTACAATCTTGGCATTCGTTGTGCTGCCTTCGGCGGGCCTCCGCCGAAGCGGCCCGCCATAGATACGAGCTGTAAAACGCCCGCGCCCCTCCGGTCTGGATCATCTCCGCAGCGTGAAGCGCTCGCACGTCCGGCGCTTCTGGGGTGGCTTCCTCCGTCGGTTCCGCCCGCCTCTGTCGGCTCTGCTCCTGCTCTCTACTCACTCGCTCCGCCCCTCTCTGTGCCTCCACTGTAGCCCATCGAGTGGCTTAAATCGTACGGTTTTGCGCCTCTCCCGCTGCCCCAGCGCAGAAAAAAAAGGCGCAGCCCCGTAGGACTGCGCCAAAGAAAAAAGAAGCGCCTGCCGCTCTGGCAGGTGCTCCCCTGTGTCCTTATGCCGTTTTTTCAATCCAGCCGGCCCCCACAAACTCGCCGCATGTCTCTATGGCGATATCTCGCCCGTATGCCTCATAGTCGAAATACCCCCGCGCCCAGTCCGGGAGCTGGTCGATCATGCCCAGTTCCTCGGCATAGTAGTATCCCAGATCCTCTTCGTTGTCCACGCCCTCGATCAGCGTATAGGCTCCGTCCTGCACGTCCTCGCACAGCTCCAGCAGCCCCGCCGCATCATGTGCGCTGGCTATGCCGCTCTCCAGCACCGCCGTCAACGTCTGCCGCTCGCTCTCGTCCATGTCCTCCAGCGCTTCCGCCAGTTCCTCCAGCTGGTCGAGGCTTTCATACTCTCCCAGATGCTGAGAGATCCCCGGCACGTCCTCCGCCTCGTAATCTGTAAAAAATACTTCTTCCGGCGATCCGATCCGTTCCCATGCGGCCCGCCGCTCTTCTTCCGTGGCTGGCAGCGCCAGCCACTCGCCCCGAAGCTCCCCGGATACATATGCATGCAGATTTGTAATGTACACGTTGATAGTTGCCATTTTTTCGTCCTCCTTATTTTCTGTTCCCGCGGCCGTCTAGCTCATATCCTGCCATCAGGTCATTGTATATTTCCATGATCCGAGTCTTGCCGGCGTGTATGTATGTCGTGTTTCCTTTCCGCCCTTCTGCGTGGTACAGTTCCCGCACCTGCTGCCCTGTCCAGTCATAGGCGGCGGCGTTGGATGCCTCAACCGAATGATTAGAAACCCGGTAGCAGTGCCCGGCAACCTCAAAATAATAACTGTCCATGCTTGCGCTGTGATCGATTTTATTCTTTTCGCAGAATTCTTCTATCTCGTTCATCTTCGTTGCATACTCTCTTGCCGCCGTCCGGCTCGGTCTCCATCTTGCCATTTTTTATCTTCCTTTCCTCCGCCCCTCGGCGGCTGTTCGTTTGTTTTGCTGTTGTGCCATTATTATACGTCGACTTATGTTTTTTGTCTATTCGCGTTTCGCATAAGTCTACTTATGTTTTTCTGTGCATTTTGTATAAATCTACTTATTTCTATTGATTTTCGCCCGCCGCCGTGCTATTTTGGGAGTGTATAACTATGCCTAGGAGGTGATCCAATGGCTACCGAGGCCCAGCGTCGCGCAGTCATCGCCTACAATAAGCGGCAAGATTCCATTACGCTTCGCCCTTCTAAGGAGGACGGGGCTGCGATCCGTGCCGCTGCCGCTGTTGCAGGGCAGCCCCTGCAACGTTACATTCTGGACGCCGTCGCTGCCCGCATGGCGGCAGACGCCGCCGAAGGCCGCCACCCCTGACCCCAGCCCCTCGGCTGGGTATGGGTGATCTGCGCCCATTTTCCCCCGGCCCGGCTCTCGCCGGTGCTGTGTATGGGTGATCTATACCTATCTGCGTTTTCCCCTGGCCCGGTTCCCCCGGTGCTGTGTAAGGGCGATCTGCGCCCGCCGTTCCCTCTGGCTCGGCTCTATGTCTATGTCTATCTGTGGAGGTGATCCAATGGCTACCGAGGCCCAGCGTCGCGCAGTCATCGCCTACAATAAGCGGCAAGATTCCATTACGCTTCGCCCTTCTAAGGAGGACGGGGCTGCGATCCGTGCCGCTGCCGCTGTTGCAGGGCAGCCCCTGCAACGTTACATTCTGGATGCCGTCGCCGCCCGCATGGCGGCAGATCAGGCCGCCCATCCCCGCGACGATTAGCCCCGGCGGGGTTTTGGGTAACTGCGCCTTTTTTTCCTGGTACCGGCCTCGCCGGTGCCGGGTATGGGGTAACTATACTCTTTTGTAGGTGATCCCGTGTCTATTTATTCTCCCGGCTTTGGCCCGATCTTTGGTTTGGGCGACCTGCGCCCATTTTCTTTCCTTGCCGGTTTCGTCCGGCGTTATGTCACCCTTCCCCATTTCTGCCCCCGGTTTTGCCCGGTTTCGCAAATTTTCTCCGGTTCCCGGCTCTCGCCCGCGAGGTCTCCGGTTTCGTCCGGATCAAAAAAGTAAAAAATTCTCTCCCCGCCGCCGCGCCGCGCAACCGTTCGCGCCTCCTGGACAAAAAAGTTTCATTCACGCAGAAAAGCCGCTATGCATAGTGCATAACGGCTTTTTCTTTATCCTTCTCTAAATGCTTTTTCGTATTCTTCCATACGCAGATTCTCCAGCGCCCAGTATCGTGCATCATCTTCCGTCATGAGTTCCCGGCTTCTCTTCTGCTCAATCGCACGGCCCACTTCGTCCGCGCCTGCCCGTTCGCTTTTAATCAGGTGGTAGTTTCCGTCTCCGTCCCGGCACAGCGTTTCTTCTGCGACTTTTCTTGCCACCTCATACCATACGCCAAATTTTTCCCCTGCTCCGAGGCTCCTTGCCTTTATCTGCGTTCGATCCTCCTGCGCCTCTACAATTTCCCTCAGGATTCCCAAAGCCGCTGCGCAACCGCCCTGCGTTTTTGCTTCCGTTACTTTGATTACGCCGTTTTCGCCGCGCCGGTATCTTGTACATTGTGCCGCCCCTGTCCTTACGTTCTCCACCGTCACCACCACGGTGTAGCTTTCCTCTACTCTGCTGCTCATGTCGTTCTCCTTTCTGTCTGACTTTTCCTGTTTGCTTTCTCTGGCAATTCTCTGTATTTTTGCCGGAGCTTCCCCGTTCCCGGGAATCCTTTTCCCTCGGAACCCTCGCAAGCAATTTTCAGTTTTTGGAGGGGGGGTATAAATACCCCAGTTTGGTAGCCACTAGCCGCATAAATCTCCGGTTGTAGTGTGCTGCCCGCTCATGCCCGTACCCCACTGCAAAGGCCGCCCCATCCAGCGTGTGCGTCCGCTTGATGTGGTACATCTCCAGCATGGCATATACCGGCTCCATGCCCTCCGTCCGCCGCACGTCCTCCAGTGCCGCCGTCACCGCGTCCACCTCTTCTTTCTGCCGCGGGGGCAGCTTGTCGTATTCCTTCTTCCTCCGCTCGTAGGCTCTCAGCGCGATCCGCACCTGCGCCCACCAATCACTTTTCATTTTTCTTTCCCATGTCCCATGCCCAGCCGTCCAGACGGATCTTTTCCCCGTCGTCCGCGCTGCATTTGTCGCAGTGGAGGTGGTTGCAGTATTTGCACCCCTCGCTCTTGAGCTGCTCCATGGCCTTCGGGAAAATGTCCGTGTACCAGTTGACCAATCCCAGCACCGCCCCAAAGCCCTCCGCGACCCCCTGAAGGTTCTTGCTGAATTCGGCTTTCGTGTCCTCAATTCTGCTTTTGTTGCTGATGGGCGCACCTGCCCCTTGGTTTTTTGCTGCGTCCATTTTTACGATCTTTTTGCCCATATGCGTCTCCTTTCCCGGTATGCGCCCTTTTTGTATCCCGCCGGGCGCTGGCGGTCCGGATGTCATTTCCCGCCTCCTGTCGCTCCTGCGGCATGGTGGATTCGGACCACCCGGCGCCCCGTCATGCGAATTACGCGCCTACGCCATTTGCCGCTCATTTCTGCTGGGAGGCCGATTTGAACGGCCTTCTGACGGGTTGGGAGGATTCCCGGCTCGCTTCCTGCCCCAGCATATCATTTTCTGTTTTTCCGTTTCCGCTTTGGCGGCACTCTCTGCCCGTCCCGACGGTATAGCCGTGCGAACAGGTAAATGCTCCCGTACTCGTCGGAATGGAACTGGTTGATATCTGCAATCTCATATTCCGGAAATATTGCATTCCACGCGTTAAAATCTCCGTCTGCCAACTCTGCCGCCCTCTTTCTGCTCCGTACCTTCGTGTCGCTGATCTCCGGTTCCGGATCGATCAGGTTTCGGCTGCTGCTCCACGCTTTGTATGTAAGGCGTTCTTCCTCCTCCTTGTGGTGGGATTTAGTAATATAGCCCACCAGTGCCGCAACGCCGTTCTGGTCAAATTGCAGCCGCTTGGTGTTGGCATAGCCATTTCCCCAGAGCTTTTCCAGCTTGTCCCGATCCACCCCGCCGGAGAGGATCATGTGGACGTGGTAGCGGCCCTTCTTGCTCTTCTCCATCTGCCAGACGTATTTCAGCTCGATCCCGGCCTTTTTGTATTCCGTCCGCAGCTTCCGGATGTATTTTTGCAGGTGCTTTACCGCTTCCTCCTTGCTCTCCGGATTCTTCCGGTAGGTGAGTGTCATGTTCAGGTCATTTTCGTCAAAGTTGGCGTTGACCAATCTGGTCAGCCGTTCCCGTGCATGCCGTTGGTTGAGCTTCTTCTGTACTTCCCGGCTTGGTCTCTTTTTCGTCCGCTTCCCCTGTATCGGCTTTGCGCAGGGGACGACTGGATAACAGTATGCATCCAGGTACTCGCCGCACCGGTAATATTTTAGCCGATAAATTGCTTTCCCCTGCATTTCTGTTCCCTCCTGTCGGTAAGTTAATACACCTTACAAGCCTGATTCAGGGGACGCCCCCTGAGGCCTGTTCCGTTCTCCACAGTTTATTTTCTTCCCCGCTGCTCCGGTTCAAACGCCGGGCAGCCGTCCTCGCACCCCTTTTTATGGTACTCACAGCAAAACTCCTCGTCATACCTGCATTTCAGGCAAATGCACTCCCGGTGCGTCTTCCTGCACACGATCTCATGGTTCCCGGTCCTGCGTTTCCGCTGTCGCCCCATTGCTACACCTCCTGTATCTCGATCTGGAATTTCTCCCGCATCAGCTTCTTTTTAATCTCATAGGTTCTGGTCTTCGTGGCCTTCGATTTCACGTCTTCTACTATATATAATGTATAGTCGCCGTTTTCGTCCCGTTTTCGGTAGGTGAAATCGGCCTTGTACACGATAGCCCGTACCCGCTTGCCGTCCGGCGTGGTGTACGCCTCTTGAATCGTAAAATTGACCTGCAACCGCAGATCCCGGATTTCTCCGGCCTGCTCCATTGCCCAAAGCGTCTGGAACCGTCTGGCCTCCTTCTGGCTGTCAAACATGATTCCGTCCGCTTCTGTCTTTCGGTTGTTATATTTGTTTTTCTTCACCGGTTGCGGGGCAGGGGAGGCGTTCCGGCTCTCCCGCTCCGCGATTTTCTGTAAAATCTGCTTCTGGTACCGTTCCGGCAGCTTGGAGATATCATCGATCACCATCAGTACATGTACCTCCACACCTCCCGTTTCCGCTGCTCCGTTCCTCACTATCCTCGTGATTGCTCTTTGTGATGTACCGAGCCAGTGCAGCCAGCCCGGATTCGTCGAATTGAAGCCGCTTGGTGTTGGCATATCCATGGTTCCACAGCTTCTCCAGAGTGTCACGATCTACGCCGCCGGAGATCACCACATGGACGTGATAGCGCCCCTTTTTGCTTTTCTCCATCTGCCAGATGTATTTCAATTCTGCACCGGCCTGCTTGTAGAGGCGGCGGACCTTCCTCAGCCACTTCTGGAACTGCTTCACGGCCTGCTCCCGGCTTTCCTGGTTCTCCCGGTAGGTCAGCGTCAGTGCAAGGTCATTTTCATCAAAATTTGCGTGCATCACTCTTGCCATCCTTTCCCGTGCGTGCCGCTGCTCCGTGTGGATCTGGTCCTCGCTGATAACGCGGATTGTGTCCGGGCCTTCTCCGCCCCGCAGCAGCTCCGCCACCTTCCGCATGCATTCCATCCGTTCCTCCGTTTCATATAGGCATTCACCCGGCTCTCCGTATGGCTCTGTCAGTTGATAGATTCTGTATCGCATTCCATCCTCCTATATTCTCTGTGTCGGGCGGTTCGTCAGTCCCAGAAGGTAGTCTGACGATACCCCCAGCGTTTTTGCCAGCTTGATGATTGTTTTCGCCTGCGGCTCCCGGTTTTTGTGGAGGTATTCGCAGATCAGACCGCTGGAGATCCCTTCCTTGTCCGCAAGCTCCCGCTGCGTCATTTCTCTTGCCCGCAGCAGGATGCCCAGCCGCTCGGAAAATACGCTGTTCCGCTCTTCCTTCTGTGGCCTGCCCCGCGTCATTTTATGTCCTCCCAGCCCGTCGTCGCCCAGTCTACCTCTGACCCGCATCGTGGGCAGAACTTCGACCGCTCCGTTCCGTATGATGGTAGGAATTGTCCGACATATCCGCCGCAGCCTCCGCATAACGCATATGCTGATGTCCCGTTGACCCGCATTGGCTTTATTTTCTTCCGCTCCCTCCGGTTCCAGTCCTCCGTCGCCTTCTCCATTGCCGTTCTGGCAAACTCCACCTCCAGCCCATTTCCGAGCTTCCCCATTGCTACATAGGTTGTGCTTGTTGCCGTGGCACCGCAATCCTTGCACTGGATCTTAAAATGGACGTTCCCTTCTGTCCCGCTCCCGCCCATCGAAATGATGCTCACCCCGGCTTCTCCGCCGCAGAACGGACACGGTTTTAAGTTATCCATTTGCTACCTCCTCACTCCAGTATTTTTCCTTGCATTCTTCGCATCCTTCGTCCCCGCACTTTACGTCTGTATCTACATACACGGGGCATATTCCTATCGCTCCATATGTTGTCCTTATCGCATTCGGAAATTCCTTTAAAAACCTGCTCTGCCGTGTTTCCACCGGATGCTCTTTCGCCCACTGCTCAACAATTCCCACATACCCCGCAAGCATTTCTGCGTTGCTGTATGCCATTCCGCAATTTCGCTTTGTTGCCTCATAAATCGGGCAGTCAGCACAGCTGTTGCTCTTTGTGCACATCCTGTTCAGCTTTGTCAGATATTCCACTGCGTCCATCGTGTCTCTTCCCCCATTCTATCCCGCGGCATCTTCTTGCTCCTTTTGGCCTTCCACCGAGCCGTCTTGTCCATATACATTTTTATATCCGCTTTTGTGCATGGCATCTTCCCAGTTTCGATTCTCCTTACAACATATGCCAGTGCTTCTTCCCAACTGGCGCCGAAGCCGCACCCCTGGAGTGTTTCGTTTATTCTCTGCGTCAGCCACCGTGCGTACTTGCATGCCCTGTTTGCCGCATTCCGCGAGAACCCCAGCGCCATGAGCTGCTTCACAAATGTTTTACGTTTCATTCTCTCAGTCCTCCTCTCCGGCCTTGTCGTACTCATATACGATCCATCTCGCCATAATCGTTCCCGCCTCCATTTTTATTCATTTACAAACAAACTCTGTTGTGCTGCAAACTCTTGGAACGCTTCCTCCTGCCGTCGGAAGTATTCCGGTTCAATCTCAAATCCCACGAAATCAAGCCCCGTCTCATAGGCCGCCCGTCTGCTGGTTCCGCTTCCCACGTGCGTATCAAGGATTTTGTACCCCGGCTTTGCATATTTTTGATAAATCCACCGGTATAGATTGATTGGCTTCTGCGTCGGGTGTATCCGTATTTCTTTTTTCTTTCTGTCCCCTTGCATGATACTCCCCTCTTTGATGCTTTTCCCTTGACACATCCCGTTCCACATGTACCTGAATAGCCGAACGCTTTCATGACAGTTCGTTGCAGCAATCTCACAATCAGAAAAACTATTTGACCCATTGCATTTGTCCCATATAATTCTTCCATGTGATGGAAACACAATATCATAGTAATTGCATCCCCAAATGATCCAGCTGTTCGCAACCCTGAACAGCTCTTTGAAATACGTCCCGTCCGGAACAATCCATTTTTTTGTCACCGGGTAGTAATGCCTCCCTATTCGTGCCGCACTGATATTCGATCCATAATATCCTCTTCGTTCAGGCCCACTAAAATACGGCGGGTCTACCACCGCCAAATCAAAATATCCGTCTGTGTATTCCTTCATCCCGTCCATACAGTCCATGTTGTAGACAATATTTGTCATGTTCCCCCGCCTCCATCCATCTTCGCTCCGCAGAACATGCACCATTTCATTCTGCTGGCGCTCGTCCTCCATTCAGTTTCGTGGCACTCGGAGCACTCATATTCATTCTCTCCGCAGACATACCCGCGTT